GGCTACGAAACATGTTTTTGCAAAACAAGAAGTTCTCTTAAAGGAGCATGGAGCCCAACCGCGCGTTATATATCAAGGAACGGATATGTATAACGCTGTAACGGGTCCGGTGGTGATGGAGCTGAACCGCCGGATGAAGAAGGTGTTTTCAATGGGAAATCCCCGGAACACAGGCAATATAGTGATATATGCTTGTGGTGTTTCAGGGGAGGAGCTCGGTGACATCATGGAGGGTGCCCATGGCAAGCCTGTGGAGAGTGATATGAAGAATAACGACGGGAGTCAATCGAAAGAATTTCGCAAGTATGAGGCGATGTTCTATCGGAAATTGGGTGCGCCGGATTGGTTTGTGCGGGAGTTCGCCAAGACCACAGAGATCGTCGTGTGGACACGTTATGGCGTGACTGCACGTGTCAAAGGCCAGCGGTGGTCGGGTGAGACTACCACCACCACTGGCAATTCTTATGTGAGCATGGTTCTGATGCAGGCTGCTTTGGCAGCCGCGGATATTCAGAACAGCACAAACATTCATGGCGGGGATGATTACCTAGGGTATATTGATGGTGATGAGCAGAAGTTTGAAGCCGGGATTGAGGCGGTGACTAAGGCAAGTGGAATGAAAGCCGAAGTTGTCCCCCAGGTTTCTCGTCACCATGCGACCTTTTATCGTAAGAGGTACGTCAATAGTTCCATTGGGTGCCGTCCCGTCCCACAATTCGGGCGCGTGTTGGCAAAATTGAATATTCGGTCGAACCGAAACCAGAATATCAATGATCGTGATTACATGGCTGGCAAGTACTTATGTGCCGCCTATGAGCATCGACACGTGCCCGGGATAAAAGACTTGTTGTTACAGACATCGGAAGCACTTTCCGAAGATCCTTATCTTGATGTTAGGCAATCTAAGCTGAAGGAAATGGGAGGAAAAGACCACGTGAAGGATTTAGTTGATGAGAGTTTCGTTCATTCTGTCCCTGAATTTTCGGAGTACTTGAATGAAGTGTATGGTATAGGCTATGAAGATCTTGTTGATCTGTATGGACGCGTGTCCCAGTCCTGTCTTGATTACTGTGACAGGTGGGTGCGTGTTGGCAAGAACGGCAAACCAGAGAATATTCGAGGAAACGGTAAGTACATTGCGCCAAAAATGTACGGGGATACGGTTGAAGCTCTTATACGCCTTGACGTATAAAAACAACAACAATTGACCACTTCTGATGGGTGAGTAGCAAGCAACACCAACAGAACAAGAAAAAAAAAAAAAAAAAAAAAGAGA